AAATGTGATCCAGAATCGCGAACGTCTTTATAAATCATTCTTTGGTGTTTTTCCGACATTCGATATGTTTTGCCAGGTTATGAATGCGTGCACCGAGAACTACGAGTGTCTCGTCCTGGATAATACAAGTAAATCGAACAGGATAGAAGATTGTGTCTTCCATTACAAGGCGCCGATACGTAAAGGGTTCCGGATCGGGTCTGAGGCTATGTGGCAATACCACCAAAAGAATTATAATCCCAAGCACGTCATCACCGGCCAACCTTCTGGGGCGACTCCGGTCAAAAAGAAGGGTGCGGGCGGAGTTACTGTGAAGAAGGTGCAGTGAACAGGTCCGCGATCGGCTCGGGCTCGGGCTCCGCGATCGGCTCGGGCTCGGGCTCCGCGATCGGCTCGGGCTCGGGCTCCGCGATCGGCTCGGGCTCGGGCTCCGCGATCGGCTCGGGCTCGGGCTCGGGCTCGGGCTCCGCGACCGGCTCCGGCCCCGGCTCGTCGTCAACTTCCGGTACAAGTGACGCATTGAGCGCCTCTTCGATCAGGGCGGCAGAGCGCCGGACGGGTACATCGTCGCCGTCATCTACGATATCGTCGTCGGTTTCGACCTCCGGCTCGGGCTCCGGGGCGACGAAAACAGGCTCGGTTCCCATTATGTACTATGGGCATACATTTTTGTGCGTCGGTCTGAACGCGAAAGAGTTCTCCCTGTACCTGTAGAGATGACACTGATTGAGAATCTCGAGTTTGGGAACGGGTCACCGTCCATCATGCAATACATTCCGACGATCGATGATCAGCCGCCGGCGCCACCACCCGATCTGCCGCTCGATTTTCTACAGGAAAAAAACTCTGACCCAATAGAAATGGACTTTTCGACGCCGATCCAGGACGTTATGCCGTCGGCCGCGTTTGACTCTGACGACACGCCCGGTCTGAACGGTCCGTATAAATCTCCGACGAACGATCGCGTCGTGGGGCTGAGTGCCGGTGTTATCCAGGCCGAGCCTAAAAAAGGCGCAAACGGTATCCCGTTCGGTCTGACCCGGGAGCAGTTTCAGGCTGTGGTTGCAGGTATCGCAGCCGTCGCCGCCTTTTCCAAGCCCGTTCAGTCCAAACTCGCGGACGTCGTGCCGAAGTTTCTCGGCGAGCACGGCGATCTTTCTCTGACCGGCATGCTTGTTACGGCCCTGATCGCCGCGGCCATATTCTTCTTTGCCGGTCGCGTTCTCGAGAATCAGTCGTGAATCTCGCCGCCACAATAAGCTTGTTTTTCATTCATCGTATATATACCCAGATTGATACACAACGTCCGAAGGTCTTTAAAGCTTTGCCAGAACGCCTCTGTGTGATCGTACTCGGCGACCGTTATGTGAGCGAGTTCGTGTATCAGAACGTGCATCGCGGCATTTACATTTTCTTTGTCCATGCAAATGTAAATTTCGTACCCCTTGTTTACGTTATAACCTATGACACCCTTGTTCATACGGGTCGTATCGATACCGGTAAGGATCGGGCGGCGATGACGCAGACACTTGAATCGTTCGTCGATACCGTCAACGTCTTGTAGGTGCCGGACGAGTATATTGTACCGACCTTTGAGTTCTGTGAGCATACGTTGTTCGCGCATGGTTGCGATGATGACGATGAGTAAAAGAAGAAGTCCAAAGAGTGTTATCATCTACTACTAAGGTGGTACATTTTTCCGCCTGAAGACAAATGTCGAATAAATGTCCGACACCAGGCCTGTAGGCACGGGACACATGGGGGACCATTCGACGAGCACAAACCATCGGGCCAAGGCGTGTTCGAGTATGTCCCGTGTGACGAGCGGTTCGCGACGCGCCTGTCCGTTGTAGAACGGACCGTCGACCAGTCTGACGAGTGCGTGATCCGGTCCGTCTGGCGTAACACTGTTTCCGAGCGCGTCCGGTGATACAAATGCGCAGATGCGATCTGCGTCCGGTGTGATACCAAACAGTATGCCGCCGAGCTTTGTCCGGCGGGCTATGGCGCGCACGGATTCATCGAGCGTGTCCCGGATATAGTGAATCGAAAAATTGTAACACACGGCGTCAAACATACCAGACGTGACGTGGCGGATATCGCCTTCGTGAATACAGACAGATCGTACCCCGTGGACGTTCGCGCGCCGGACCGCCTCTTGGAGCGATTCTGGGTCTGGGTCCACGGCAGTCACGTGTGCCCGAACCTTTTTCCACTTGAGCCAATCGCCGCCGCGACCGCACCCACAATCAATGACCGTTAGGCCGGGACGGGTGACACACCTCTCAATCAGTGCACTCTTGTACCTGTTGTGTTCTTTGCGGAGCGCGTCCATTTACTTAAAATAATAGTGCGCCCTATGTTTATATGGCGTCACTCGAGCAGGATTTCCTGACTGTGCCTGGTCAGATTTTTGCGCTCATCTCGATCGTCGGACCGGATATGCCCCAGAAGAACGAGAAGCTCGGTCTCAAGATTCGCGGGTGCTTCCAGACGAAGGAGGAGGCGGCCAGCCACGCCAAGCGTCTCCAGAAGGAGGATTCGCTCGTCGACATTTACGTCGTCGACATGTACAAGTGGCTCCTGATTCCGCCGGACCGTGACCAGATTGAGGACACGCACTACCAGAACGAGAAGCTCGAGGAGATTATGGCCAAGTACCGTCAGAACCAGCGCGAGGCTTCATCCCATTTCGAGAAGCGCAAGCGCGACATGATGGCCAAGCCGATCGAGGGCAGCGACACGCCATACATCGAGCCCGGAGACGAGAACTCCAAGTACTATACCAAGCCGGACGTACCCCCGATTCCTCACCCGGCCGATCTTCTCGACGACCTGAAGAAGGAGTTTCCGGAGGCGAGTATGGCCGAGCTCGTCGCCAAGGCGGATATTCGCATCGAGGCTGAGATCCAGCAGCGTCGGATTTCTTCTCAGGCCATACCAGAGGAGGAGACATGCTGAACCTATTTTACATAGGCCTAATCATATTGTTTCTCGTCGTGGCGTATAATCTTTCGCGTCAGACACCAACAAGCTGCTATGCACCGCCGCGCGACAAAGATACCGTTCTGCCTTTCGTAGACCCGGTTGCCCAGCCACTCGATTCACAATCAGAAGTGTTCAGGGATGCGAGCGGTTGGCTCAACATGCGTGAACACCCTTTATCGGACAAGTTCCAGTCGAATGCCTATGCCGGCACGGACATGGGTGATTTTACAGGCATAGAATCGAGTGCCGGTCTGGCCCCAATGACCGTCATACCGACCGAAGGTGACGTCGTCGTCACCCCTTTAGTACAATCGGTGTGAGTGATTTACCGAGCATAAGCCCAAAAATAAATGCAACAAAAATAAGTATGAGTACACTTTTTGAAATACCGTCAAGCATACCTTCGGAGCGAGGCGGCGCCGGAGGCGGCGGAGCCATCATGTACGGCGACTGTGGCTGAAAATAGTCTTCTTCTTCACGCGTCGTCGTCGTCGTCGACGTCGGTTCCGGAGGTGGTTGAAACATCCTCTTTCTCTATATCACTGTCGTCACTTTTATCTTCGACGACAAATCCATCCAGATTGCCATTCTCGTCGGCATCTGATTCACTTGATACTTCTTCCGAGTCGTACGACGCCTCGGACGAAACATCACTAAGTTCGGCATCCGAATCGTAATCAGCTTCGGTAAAATCGTCATCGCACACTTCAACAGGTGTGTATCGCTCGGGTGCCTTGACGACCCGACCGGATCGGGTTCTACTGGCCGGGGGATGTGGGGTCTGGGTAGTGGGTTCCGGCGTCGCCGACTGTGCCTCCTCGCTCGAGCGACGCGGCATTTACTACCTGGTTATTGTCCATTTCGTTTAAGTAACGTGGGAAGAAGTAATAGCCCTTCTTTTTTGCACTGGTGTACAGTTCGTATTCGCCGTCTATTCCGAGACGGGCTGCGATGCCCGCAAGCTCTTCCTGAATGTGCGTATCGTCCGAGCGTTGGACCGAAAGACCGAGGTCACGAATATTCTCCATCGCGCGGTACAGGGCCTGTGCGGCCGCGGCCACGTCCTCCTCGGCCTCGAACGCTCTTATGTTTTGTTTGAACTCGTACCACGTTGGTGGGTCCAGCCCCGAGTACGGGTGTACCAACCGGGTGTACCTGGCCGCTAAGACCTTCGGGTAACCAATGTTCGGGAACAAGACTAGAAATAGGAACGCCACGAGTATCAACAACTGGTACATCTACTATACTCGGAGAAAGTATGTATTCACGGCCTTCGTAGCCCTGACACGTATCGGCGTCGTGACACATCTGCCGGATACAATCACCGTAGACCGAAAACCAAACGTGATTTGATTTGTGTTCGGCGCCTATATTCGCACAAAAGCGTGAATCGGTCTGGATCCATTTGTATTCGCCCTTTTGGCCAACACGTTTGACCCTCGCGCGTTCGTACCCCGGAATATACTTTTGGATATAGTGTTCGAGTGCGTCGTGCGACCCCGTGTCGAGTGTCGTCGGTCGACTTTCGGCCGTCCGGATCGAAAACAGCCGAAGCGTTTCGAGGTCCGGCACCGGGTCGGGCGTACCGGGTTCCCACGGGACGTATGGGTCGCCGACCGGCTTTTTGTGCGACCAGAGCATACGGAGCCCGCTTCCGCCGTATACACTCGCGTCGATAAATTCGGACCATTCGGGTCCGTCGAGTTCCATGAGAATTCGGGTCCGGTACGCGAGCGCTTCTTTGCGCGTCACGTTCGCGTCCGGCCAATGAATGTGGACGCCGCACTTGACGAGCCCGCCTTCGACCAGACGCTGGGGCGCGCGCGCAACGAGACACCTACCCGGGACGACTTCGCGCATCTTTTGGAGAACGTCCATGAGAACACTCTCGTCGAGCGGCTCGGGTGCTTTGTAATCCAGATCGACGAAGAATCGAAACACATCCGTCTTTTGTTCGACGACATAGACGCGCCGGTTTTGTCGGACGGCTGCTACGTACGCCACGTAGAATGCGTCGGTATCACCGAGCGGAACGTCCAGAATGCCGCCATCCATGAGAACATGGGTCCCCGGTCCGTGTGGCGTACGCCACTTTGCAAACATACCGTGTCGGCGCACCATAGCCATAAGCAATTGACGCGCCGGACAGACAGATGGCGATGCTTCCCCGGACGGTCAACCAGCGTCTGTTCATCGACCTGCTCAAGGCGCCCCGTCCTCCGATTGTCTTTGCGTCCGGTCCGGCCGGAACCGGGAAGACGCTCGTGGCGTGTCACGTCGGCGCCGAGGCTCTCGCCAAGGGTCGCGTCCAGCGTCTCATCATTACTCGTCCGGCTGTGAGCGTCGATGAGCAGCACGGTTTCCTACCCGGTACGCTCGAACAGAAGATGGACCCGTGGACCCGACCGGTGTTTGACGCCCTTCGTAAATTCTATACGCCGCGGGACCTCCTACGTATGACGACCGACGGAATCGTTGAGGTGTGCCCCCTGGCGTATATGCGCGGCCGCACGTTC